AAAGAAAAATAAATTTTAAAAATTAAAATCAAATAAATCAAATAAAAGATTCATTTCTCAGCTTTGTTACCTCCGCTAATCATGTTACCAATAGTTTCAGCAAAGTTAATCACTTTGGGACCATAAGTAACTATTGCGTCACAGACGGTCTTCGCCACTCCAAAAATAGCATCTAAATGCAAAGGGTTCTCATGAAATTGAGTTACAGCTTTGGTGGCGCTGAGTGCTTCGGTATAGGTTTTCGGATCGGTCTTTGGGAAACCAGTAGGGAACCACATATCATCAGTTACAAATTCAACCGAATGATTGATAGTCCAAAAACCTGATTGTGTGGAAGTATTACCAATACTAACATAACATACCAAGAATGAATGAGAGGGAACGATCTCATAAGCGTATTTAGAGAGTAAACCGTTCGCGCTTATGTCGTTGAAATCAGTTAAATTGAAATCTTCAAGGCTGTTGGGTCTAAGAAATCCATATTCACCTTTAGCAGCAGGCAATTTTTGCGAATGATTTGCAGCAACGTCTGAAATGCTTGAGAAGGATGTATAATCAAGCCAGTTTTTCTCAGGAGGCACTTGTGCCATAATGATGTTACCGGCTCTATTGAGCTCATTGGTTGTATTACTGTACATCATGCTCACGCCCAAAAGTCTAATACCTTCTACTACAGTTGCTTTAGTCTCTAGGTTTTTCAGTGCTAAATGAGCGTAAACCGCCGTACTATGAACTATTGTCATAGTTATTTGCACGAAAGTTTGATCAAAAGAAGAACTACTTAAAGACATTGAATAACCAATGAGACGATAGCCTGAATCTTGAAAAGTTATCGCTAACGTTCCATTGCCTTGAGCAGTCCATCTCTGCTCTTCTACTTTGCCTTGACCGACAAGCTTGAACATTGTTACATCCATAGAATTTCCAACGTCAAGACCAGAAATGGCAATGTTAACAGTGTCCCCAGTGGTGCCATTTGCATTTGCAAAGAACCAACCGTTTTCGCCTTTCAATTCTCCTGATCCCAATAAAGTGCCATGCGGATTCCAAGAGTTTGTTGAATCTGATTGAAAATAAGCAATCACTGGGAAGGTCATGACATTGGCCGCTAAATTATTTGGCTTGAAAATATTAATTGGTGCAGTATTTGTGTCAGGGTCATTCACGAAGAATGCATCGTACTTTGCAGTATCATTACCTGAGTTGGCATCATAAAGGACAGCTGCTCGCACAGGATCTCTAAAAGCTGCACCAAACATTTGATCGGCAGGTAAAAGGCTAGCTGCAGTAGTGGTAGTCAAAGGCCAAGCAACATCCCTTCTATTAGTAGGCATCGCTATGGCAGTTCTTTCATCAGTGAAGGTGTCGGAATACCTAATCGTGGGTAAAACGCAAGGCGCTACAATTGTAGCCATAGCACGTTGCATCTCACTAGAATTTTGAATTTTTGTATTCGTAAGTATTCGCTTTATAGGTTTCTTTGCTTCAGCAACTTCAATTCGGTTTTGAATTCGCTTTGCACCAGTATATTTTGGGTGTATCTGGATTACTTCGTTTACTTCCTTTTTCAATTTTGAAACTTCTCTTTTGAGCTTCTTGCCTTCTTGAGGCTTCTTTGGTTTAATCGCTTGCTTAGGCGGGCCTGGATTTGGTTCAATGCCTTCCTCAGTCAAATTTCTTACCCAAACTCTGTTGATACTTGGAGTTCTAATTCTAGCTCTGACATAATCAATTGCTTGATAATACTCTTGTAGAGCGATATGATATTCATGCTCCTCAATATTAGGGTCAAACCAAAATATCAAGTCGCGCAACTCCCCTTGAGTTGGATTCAAACCATTCGTAATAACGTGGTAAATCAAATCAACAGTAAGTGGCGAGCAAGTTATTTTATTCCCGTTTAAAGCATGCATCAGTTTTCCCCAAAATTTAGCAAGCACCTCTTCGTAACCTCCATTTGCAAGCAACGCAGGAACAAGTTCAGCCGTGAATTCGTTGAAAAGATCAACTTCAACTCCTGTGGCTTTCCAGGCATTGTAGAGAGCTGAGCATTTATCTCTAATAGGACTGAGATAAGTTTCAAGAGCAAGTTTCTGCAACCAGTTAATTGCTTCTTGCGCAACTTGTTGAGCGTCGAAACATAACTTAGCCACAAGTTCTTCAGCTTCAGCTTTGTTTCTTGCGGGTTGGTTGGCAACCCAGGTTCGAGCATCAAAGAGTAAAGTGCAAACGAAACCTGTTGAAGTTTGCACAGTGGTGTAGGTCGGCAACGTTTTTCTAGATTTTTGAGCAAATTCATTTAATTGTGACTTATAACTGTTCATTCCTGTTTCTCTTCTTCCTGTTTCTCCGGTTCAGCAATGAGTTCACTCAACTGTTCAACAGCTGTATTAAAGGCTAAAGTTTTATTATCGTCTAATTGATCGTTTCTTGCACAAAGAAAAGATTTAATGGAGTTGAATAAAGTATTTGAAATCTCTATCTCACCTCCTAACTTTAAGTAACTGGATATTTTCTCCCAAAGCAAACGGCGTTCACGAAAGTATATTGTGTTTGCGAATAACGCTGCTTCAATGAAATCTTTTAAGTTTTCTTTCTGAATGGTCAGAACCATAAAATGTTATATACAAAATTAAGGGTTATTTACAATTTATTAATAAATATTAATTTAAATATTAGATGGTGTAGTCAAAACGTGTAAGTTGTTTCCTGACTACTTCCGGAGGACACTTTACAAATGCACCAAGTTGTTCCAATAAAATGTTAATATTAAAACCAGTCATTTCATAATGATATTCTAAGGCGTCATGGACAAACTCAGGTGAATTCCTAACTGACAACATTTTGTCGGCGATAGCTAATTGAATGTCTTTGATATAGGCAATTTCTTCCGCTTCTGTTTGTCTTCCAAAATTCTTTGAAAATAAAGACCAGGCAAGCCTTAATGGATCAGCCACCATGTGGCCGTTCAATGGATTCAAAAAGTGATTAAAGAAGATCGGGATAGACGGGATTTGAGTTTTTAAAGTAATATTCAAACTCAAAAGTCTACGAGCTAATTCGGCTGTTGTGACCGTCAACCATTGCAAACTATCATCACCTCCAAACATTCCAGCCAACATTTCCTTATTGTTCAACACCAAACACCATATTATCATTTGTAAAACAGTGTTGAACAAAAACGTGCCAGCATTTCCTGATGTGTTCTGTTGATCATTATTGATTTGCAAAGAACCGGCATAAATCTTCATTGATCTTTTAAGAACAAAGAACAAATCCAAAGCCCAATCATTTTCACCAAAGAATAAACCTAAAACTTCTCGCACGATCTCCTCTTCTAGATCTATGGATGAAATATCCTTATTATTAGTAGAACCCTGTGATGCATCATATTGCGTAAAGTCGTTTGCTTGAATTGAGCATCTTTGCCCTGCAACTGTTGCGATTAACATTTGAGTTTTAGCATGTAACTCAGCTTCAGTTAAACCGTTTGCATAAACGAAGTTCGGTTTTAAATTTTTCTGAAGCATTGCAGCCATCGTTCTCATATAAGGCCCGAAAATTACACTCCAAGTTGAATCCCAAGCAGAGATACTTTGCCCGGCTTTGCTGGAGGTTAATTTTTCAAGATCATTCACATAAACCTTAATAATAGTCTTAAGGTGTCCTGAGATAGAAGTGCTTGGCTCAATGCTAAAATTTTTCGCATACGGGGTGGTTTTATATTTTTCAACTATATCAGAGGCAGCGGCATTCCACATAGTGCTTGGGTTAATTAAATCGTAACCCTCGTTCATATACATCTTTTTAAATTTGTCTTTCACCGCTTTCAAGTGTTGTGGTGAAAACTTCATACGATTTTTAACGCTTGCACGGGATAAAAATGTTCTTATACATTGTTTGGAGCTAGAAACTCGAAACAATCGCCCTCTAAAATTTTGGCCTAATGCTGCACATTTGTAAACGTTGGTTGATGTCAATTCGTCAGGATTGACTTTGTAAACTAGCTTCGCATTATCCGGAACCTCCACGTTTGAAATATCCATTACATCAACAGGTAATTGCATCATTATGCTCTCCATGATTGATGCATTAAAAGACGAAGAGTGATCTAGTTTGGTCATCGGAACGGTTGTCGTGTCGATTTGTGCATTACCAAGAAGCGCTTCATTATCACTAGTGTACACAGGTTGGATAAAATCAGCAGCTGCCTCAAAGTCAAAGGGCAAAGCTTTCGCAACGCCTGGTTTCACTTCAACAATATTCAATTGAGTTATAGCCCTCGACATTGAGACTATAAAAATTTCAGGTGATTGCATCATGAAGAGATCATTTGAACCTATGAGCAAATTAACTGTTTTTGCATCTAAACCTTGAGCAGATCTCACCGTCAAAGCATCTTTGGCCACAGCGGTTTTTGAGCTCGGCGCAATGTTTAAATCTGCCATCGGTAAACCCTTTTTAATTAATTGCTCATAAGATACAAAACCTATTTTAGTCACATTCTTGCTTGTTGAATAAATTTGATACTCAGGCACTACTGCATTGATCACGTCACAAACGTTTTGCGAAAATCTCTTAGTATCTCTCTTTGAAAGGATGCGTTTGAAGATGTTTATATGATCATAAATTGTGTCAAGGTGAACAGGTGAATTTGTTGAATGATAAAGGCACTGGTTCAAATCACCCCCTAACACAAACTGAATACTTGGATTGAGAATAAATAAAGTGTAAAAGTAAGCCATTGGTAAAGTGAAAGCTTCATCCACAAACAATCTTTTCCTGCCTGGAAGAACTTTCTTTGTCATTCCGGTTTCAAAAGTCCAAACTGGAAAGTCATTCACCTTCGGCCACTTATGCTCGCAGCGATCATTAAAGGCAATTCTGCCTGTGTTAGTAGAAATTATATAAGCATCATGCATGTAGTCAAAGTTTTCAAACATCGCTGTGGTTTTCCCAGCTCCTGCTTTGCAATCCCAAAGTGTGCAATTAATTTTGAGGATCGGTTGTTGTTTATTGATTTTGTAGTCACAAATTCCAATTGCTTTTCTAATTAATTTCGCCATGTCATTGTGCACTGCAGCGAGCTCTGCCAAAGCACCAAGTGTCTCAAGATCTCTGGCGTGCCTGACCGTGGCCAGATACTTTTGCAAGACAGCCTTAGCGTTAGACAAATCGATTGGGCACTCCTCAGTCACAGTATCCAAATTGGCCACGTCAATCTTCTCATACTTCTTGCAAAACAATCGGTTCCTAACGAAGGGTTTCAATTGATCTAGCTCTTCAGAAGCATCGGAACCCCAAGTGCCGTTACTCCTTTTGTTCACCTTAGGCTTGGCTATAATCGGGATTTCTAGTGGCTCTCTTTTCTGAAAATTATTTAAAATTTCGTCCATTTGGTTATCAGGTGTCCAAACTTCCTCTTCAGGAATCACCTTCTTTAAGCGATGCAAAAGATCATCCTCTGTTGATTCAGTTTCAGCTTGGTTTTTCAGCTGTTCATCTAGCTGAAAACGCATTGCATCTAATTTTCTTCGCTCTAACCTTGGGTCTTTTAATGTATGCTCTGGTGTAACATCGGGATTGAATGCAGGCGGCGGAACAGGTACTGTGCCATCCAACAATATCTTGGGTAATGTGAAGTGGGCTCGTTCTGTAGCTACCTCAGGGATAAAAGGCGCTGACGGCTCTATTGCTGCAGGGATCGGTACATCTTTTGTTAGTGACAGAGACATTTTGTTGGCGATTGGGACCGAAACATCTTTTGTCAAGGATAAAGTAAGTTTTCGCGGCTCGATTTTCAACTCAGGAGTTAACATTGATCTCAAGCTCGACAAATCAATAGAACCTTTCACACTGGTTGAAGCTGAGGCGTTGGCCCAAGAAGTCACTTCTTCATCCACCGTGGCTGTCTCTGCATTTATAACTTGCACCGGCATTCTGCTTTTAAGTTTTTGATAAATTTCAGTGTCAACAGTTCTCCAAGAAGCTGCGTTACTGCTTGTTGGAGATTCGTAAAAGGCATCAAACTTATGATTAGTTTTATCGACAATCTGTTTGAGAGAACTTCTTTTCGGGGTCAACTTTGGCGGTTCCCGCACTTTAAGCTCTGGAGGCGTTGAATCAACCGGGTCCGGTAAATCCTCAACTGAATAACAACCTTTGGGGCCTCTAATAAGCAACATTTCAGTTGGCCTCTCTGATTTAATGGAACCTTCAAGGGCTTCCAATACTGTTTGTCTGCTAAGACTGAAAAGTTCACCAACGGGGTTATCAACCATTTTCTCCCATTGTCTTCTAAACCATGCTATCAAAGGATGCGGTAAGAGATCCACTAATTCACCTTTCTTTTTACTACTTTTCAATGCATCGGACAACAACCGAAAGGTTTCCCCTTTTCTAAAGACGGCCAACATCATCGCAAATTGAACAGTTTTATCAACTGTCCAGGGATCAGCACTCCATGAGATATTAATTACATTCCCTGCTATCGAAAGCATGTTTATTTTCCCGTGTGCATAAGTGAACAATTTAGTTGGATCAAATTGCTCTGCAGCTTGTCTTTCACCAAAATAATAAATTGAGTAGAACTTCTCCTTCAGAACCCAAAAGTAATGTTTCTCGCGATTTCTTATCCAAGGGATAGGGTCGAATAATTGCACCCACGTATCAGAATGTGAGGGCAGAGTTCTCACTAAATAATTGTTGATGTTCGGCACCATGTATATATTTATTGAAGTGTGGGCACCAAAGCACTTAGTTCTTTCGAGGTAAATCGCTTTGTCCTTGTGTGCAAACCAACTTTTCAGGTTCCAGAAGTAAAAGGTTTTCTCATGATGAACATAACCATTACTGGACCCATGATGAATACAAGCTATTCTACCACCTGAAACCCTTCTAAAGGTCATGCCAAAATCCAAGTCGTCAAAAGAATCTGCTTGAGTGAGTTCAATACAAGTTAAGAAAGTGGCAATGCATTTCTTGAGACCGAAATGGTCAAAATAATTCCACACATCAAGCGGCGACATATCGTATAATGATTCCATTGCTACGGCAAGATCAAATTTCTCCTTAGACTTTTTGTAAGTATATTTAGTGAGGAAATGGGGTGAATCAACAATAGTCTGTTCTTCAGTTAAATGTTTATAAAATTTTATATATTCCCGCGCTAAGGCGGCAATTTCCGGTTTGCTCAAATCTTGTAATGCAGCTAAGTATCCATCATGCAATCTGGCGTAATCACGTGCGTCTTGGATCCCAAAAACTGCTACCGCACGAACGTGCTCCGTAGTTTTATCTTCTTTGAAAGACCGTAGTTCCTTGTAACTTGAGCCTAACAGCAAAACTTTAGTGTTTTTCCCAACGGTGTTCTTAATCTCACGGTTAAAATAAGAATAAGTCACAGCCATAACAGGATGATCAGCATGTTGTGTGCCGACTTCCTGAATGTGCCCGTTGAAGAAGCGACTCAGAGTTGCCTTTTGCTCAGAGTTCAAACAGTAGGGTATTTCAATATTGGTTTTCAGGACTTTCTCAATTATATCACCGGCTGCGGCGATAACTGTTCCAAGTACCAGATTAGGATTCTTTAATTCTGCTTGCACAATTGTGTCTAAAGAATAATTATTCATTAGTTTATTTTTGTGCTAATAGAATGGCTAAAACGGAAAGGT